GACGCAGTAGTTCCCGCGTGCCGCTGCCGCTCTCATGAATTCCTTCTGTGTGTCCTGTATCCTCCCGCTGCCGTACTTCATTTCGATGTACAGCCCGCAGAATCCCGCCTTCGGTACCGGCAGATGAAGATCCGGCACGCCCGCCTTCACTCCCATCTGCTTCAGTTTCACGGCTTCGGCCTTGTTCCTGCTGCCGCCGTTCGGCACGTGGTGCAGAAGTTCCAGTTCCGGATACCTCTGCATGTTCCACTGCGCCCAGGTGATCACCGCGATCTGTTCCGTATCCTCTGACCGCAGTGCATACTTCAGATTCATTCCTTGTTCCTCTCTTCCCACTGCTTTCGCGCCGCTGCCGTCTCTGCTTTCAGTTCTGCCGCGCGCTGCATGATTTCTTCGTTGTATGGATAGTCGTGGATGCCACGGCACCACATGTTTTCACGTGCGCCTTGCAGGCCGTAGTTGTAGGCCGTCAGCATGTCGGTGACGTTCCCCGTCACTTCATACAGTTCCGCCAGATAGCTGACGCCGACGCGGATGTTCATGTATGGATTCATCAGATCCGTGCATCGCTCTTTCCGCATCCTGTCCCGATGCCATCTTTCATTGATCTGCATCAGCCCGACCGATTCCCCGGAATCTCCGATCGCATCCCACACGCAGCCGCTTTCCTTCTCGATCAGCGCGAAGACTGTTTCATAGTCCACGCCCGCATCCCGGCAGACGATGTATGTGTAGATCTGCGCGATGACCGGGAATTCGCCCCCGGCCTGCTTCGCCGCTGTCGATATGTCGTGATAGTAGAACCCTTCGATGTTGTCCCAGTCCTGCGACATCCGGTTCCACGGGTATCCGTAGGATCCGTAGATCTTGCAGCCGTACTTCGCCATCTGGTTCGCGTCGACCTCTTCAGGCGTCATGATCTCCACCGGCTGCGTCTCTGCTTCCTGGCTTTCTTCCGGTTCCGGTGCTGCTTCCGCGACGGACACGTCCTTCGGCTCTCCGAATACTGTGCACGCGATCGCCATCACTCCCTTCACCAGACCGAACGCGATCAGGACGAAGACTGCCAGCGCCGCCACGATCAGCGCGATCTGCTTCGCTTTCCGGATGATCCGCCTGCGCTGCCGTCTTCTTCTCGCTTCCTCTGCCTTGCCGTGCGGGATCCTCCGCCCCGTCCTCCTGCTCTGTTCTTCCGTCCTGTTTTCCATTTCCCTGTCCTTTCCGGCTGTCTGTGCAGCCTTGCGTTGATGTAGAATCTGCCGTTCACGTCGTTGTATCTGACTTCGGCCTTCGCGAATGTGTATCCCTGCTGTCCATACCAGCGCGTCATCTTGTCCCGGATGCAGCTGCTGTCCGCTGCCATTTCCCGGACGTCCTTCGCCTTGAACTTATAGTGATTCACCTTTTCTTCCGGCTTCTTCAGACCCTTCGACGGTGTCCACTTCTTCTGTGACTTCTTCTTCTTCTCCTTCGTGATGTACTTCGCCATCCCCGTCAGGCCGTCTTCATCCTTGTCCAGGCGGCGCACCTGATTCCGCCTTCCCTTTATCCACAGTTCTTCCACAGTGTCCATGTCGATGTCCCCATCCATGACAATGTGATGGTGGAATCTTCCTTCCTGCGTCCCCTCCGTGGTGTAGACGTACCTGGCGTTCTTCAGGCCGCGCTTCTTCCTCTGGTAGTTCAAGCGCCTGATGTAGTTCTGCATGTTCTTCAGTGCTTCTTCCATCGTGGCGGGCATGTCTGCGTCCGTGTAGGTGAACGTCGCCCATATGTCCCTGTCCCCGAAGTTCGCGTTGATCACTCTTTCGCACTGCTTCCTGCTGTTCTTCTCGTTCAGGTTCCACTGTGCTTTTCGGTGCTTCTCCTTCTGTGCAGCTGTCGGCGGGATCTCTGCCTGCTGCCCTCTGACGAACTCCGGATAGATCTCCACTTCCAGCTGATCGCCTGCCCGGATCTCCTTCGTGGCGTACACTGTCGCCTTCCTGCTGCCCTGAAGGATCCTTTGCACCTGATCTTCTTCCAGATCTTCCAGCGCTTTGTTATAGGCCGCTTCATAGTCGTATTCGATGACGGCCTTCTTCCTTCTCTTTCTCATGGTGCGGATGCCCTTCCCCTCTCTCTGATCCCTTGTATATATGGATTCGTTGACTTGTTAGTATCCATTACAAGGACGCTTCCGGACTGCCGTCCGTCCCGCGTTTTCATTGACTTTTCGGGCATTTTCCGCTATCATGAATGTGGTGCGTGAAGCGGCTTCCGGATGCCCGGAAGAAGCCCAACATGAAGCCTTCAGGATGCCTTGTCCGCTTCCTGAAGGCTTTTCCTTTTACCCTGCTTTCTTCTCCTGCTGGATAGATCTGACGGCCTTCAGCTTCACCTGTGCTTCGCCGCGCTGCGTGATGATCAGCGCGATCGCTCTGAATGCCTTCATCGGATCCGGTGCGTCTCTTCTCTCTTTCATCCGTCATCCTCCTTTCCCGTGATCTTCATCAGCATCCAGATCATGACCCGAACCATGTTCATCTTCGTGATGCCGTTGAATGTTTCCATGCTTAAAACTGTTTCAATCGCTTCGATCTTCTCCTGATCCGTCGTATCGTCCTGTAGCTTGAAGCTTCCGATCCGTTCGAAGATCGCGACGGCCTTTCCTCTTGTCATCATTCTTCGTCATCCTCTCCTTTCCAGATCGATGTGAAGTCGTAGTATCTCACGTCTTCGCATCCCGTCAGTTCGATGTCTCCTTCGTGTATGTATGCCTTGCAGCCGAAGAACTCTTCGCTGTGGTCGTATGATTCCTGCACGCTCTCTTCCGGAAGATCTACTTCGAACACGGCGACCCGCTGCACGAATCTGATGATCATGAACTTGCAGCTGTCGGCGGGATCCTTGCACAGGTACACGCCGCCGTCCCATGACGCTTTGATCTTCCCGTCCTTCTGGATCTGCCTGGCGCTCTCCCACGGCGTCGCATGGTAGAACTTCATGTCGCGCCGCCTTTCTCTGCCATCATGCTGTCCTGTAGCATTCCGATCTGCGCTTCCAGATCGACCTTCGCCTTGTCCAGCAGCACCACGGCCTTGATGACATCCGGTTCCGCCCACGCGATCCCGGACATGGCCTTCTTCGCGGCATCGATCGCCGCTGCCTTTCTTGTCGTCCGCTCCGCTGCGATCACCAGATCTTCGAATGTGGTCGCCTTCTTCATGACGCTTCACCGCCTTCCGGACTGATCTGGATGTCCAGCGTGTCCACTTCCGGATTCTGCTGCACCTTCACGCCCTTCGCTTCCAGTGCCTGCGTCCATGCTTCTTTCACTTCCGGATCACAGTGTTCCATCGCATCCGCCCACGAAGGGAATCGTCCGTGCTGGTCGTAGAACTTGTACTGATACGTCAGGCTGTCCCTGTTGTGCGGCATCCGCGGATCGTGCTTCACGGCGCACATCGGACAGGTTCCTTCCGGCGTGCGTCCCAGCATCATGATCCCGTGCTTTTCCTGTAAGAATCCCATGCGTCCCGCTCCTTTCCTTAAATCTCATTTCCCCAGGCTTTCAGGTATCGCTTCCATGTCTCGAAGTCGATCGGAACGTCTGCGAAGTCTTCACCGTCTTCTGATTCTCCGCAGATGATCACCGTCCCCCGGATGATGTCGAAGAATATTTCGCCGCCCATCCGGAAGTTCTTCTGAAGTTTCTGGATCTTCCCTTCTTCGTTGCAGATCATGATCACTTTCGGATTTTCTCCGACTACGACCGTTTCGATGTTTCCTTCCACAGTCTTCTGAAGGTTCTTCAGACTGGCGCTGATGTTCGTGACGTGCCCGGCCTTTTCGTCGGGACGTTTGATGATGACTTTGATTTTCGCGTCGCTCATGTCCTGCCCCTCCTTTACTCGATGTCGAACGTCGTCCGGACGACGGTGTTTTCTATGATGCACATGATGTTCGTGATCGTCTGGTCTTCGTTTTCATCCGTGTGATCCAGAATGTCGACCGCCACGGCGTAGATGTTTTCCAGTGTCGGCTCCATTACCTCCACCCGCTGAAGCATCCGGGAATATGCACGTGCGTCGCCTTGCGTGTAGAAGTTGTTTTCGATGCACATCTGCACGATGTCTTCCATGCTCCACTGTCTGACCGCTGTGATCTTCGGCGTCGGCGGCGTGATCCAGATGTTCAGCGACTTCGTCCCGTTCTTCAGGTTCAGTTCCAGACGCACCCCCAGATCGCTGATCCAGTCCGTGATTCCCGCATCCGTCGCCGTGCTTCTGTAGATCGGATAGCCTGCCCGTTCGGATGCCAATTCGTCCTTTTTGTAATCCGTCGGGAAGATCTCGATTGCCTTCTGCCACGCTTCTTCGCGGCTTGCCACGTGGAACGCTGTCGTCCCGTCCTTGTATCCCTTATATGGATTGATTTCCTTTGCCATCTTCGTCCGTCCTTTCGTCCTTATACTTCCGCGATCTCTGCGATCACGTCGCTGATGTTGTCCAGGTCATCCGCTGCGTTTTCCAGATCTCCGATGAATCCTTCCATCTCTTCGCCGCGTTCAGATCCCTGAAGCGATTCCGGCATATTGTCGAAGGCTTCCTGTTCCTCTTCCTTGACCTCTTCGATGATCTCTTTCGCGGATGCGATCATGTCGACCGCTTCCGCCAGTCTCTTCCGCCTTGCTGCATTCATGCCCGTCCCTCCTTCAGAACACGTCGTCTTCCATGATCGCGACATCCCAGATCACGATGTCTTCATATGCGCCCGTCTGAAGCATCGGTTTCGTGATGTTCAGCTGCGCCATCTTCAGCGCCTGGTCGATCGTGTCTGCCGCGATCGTCGCTTCTGCTTCCTGCACGCTGCCGTTCCTGTACATCATCGAATAGCTGATCTTCCAGTGCTTCGTGTTCAGGCTGTCCGCCAGCGCCTGCGCTTCTTCATCCGTTTCGAAGAATCCCGGCTGATACTCTCTGTTTCCTGCGTGATCCGGTTCCGTGACATCCAGCTGTCTGTAGACCTGAATCAGCATTTCGCCGCCTGCATAGTTATGTGATACTTTCCATTTGCCTTTCATTTCGTCCATCCTTTCATGATTCAGCCTGCGCCGCTGCCGACGCAGGCCGTGTCGATCGTCATGCAGTCTTCACTTTCAGCTGATCGCGCATGATCTGCATTCCGATCATGATTCCTTTGACCTCTCTTTTCTCTTCGGCGGTCAGCTTCTTCAGCAGTTCCACGAATTCCTTCACGTCCGCCTGCTGCCGCTCGACTTCTCTGGTCTTCTCTGCTGCCAACATTGTCTTCACTCCTTTCTTCATGCCAGTGTGACGATCACCATCGCCAGCGCGATGACTGCCAGTGCCATCACGACATGTTCCATCACCGTCAGGCTGTCCGGTGCTCCGTCATCCTCTTCTTCGTCTTCGTTGTCATCGACCAGCACCGACACCGATTCGAAGATCTCTTCCGTGACCTGTGCGATCTCTTCCGCCGTCAGCTGCATCGATTCGAACACGATCGCGCAGCGATTCTTTGCTATGTCGATTCGGTCACGGTCTTCCATCTCCTGCGGTTCCTGCTGCCCGTCCAGAACTGTCATCTGATCACCGTCCTTTCCTTTCCTGAATCGAATTTTCACTTGATCCTGTCAATATAATACTTGATTGAATCAAGTTTGTCAACCACTTCAGCATATAAAACTTGACTGAATCAATTTTTTAATGTAGGATATAATTCAGGAAGGAGGAACGGCGCATGAACAGCAGATTAAAAGACATTCGGAAGGCTCTTCGCCTTACGCAAAAAGAATTCGCTGCACGATTAGGAATCACCGACAGCGGGATTTCCAGACTTGAAAAAGGACAGAACCAGCTGACGGATCAGCTGATCCGCGCGATCTGCCGCGAATACAAAGTGAACTATGAATATCTGAAGAACGGCATCGGCGAAATGTTTTCGGATGTGCCGCAGACAGTCGTCGATGAACTGTGTGAACAGTACGATCTGGATGACTTCGATCGGATCATGCTTCAGGAATATCTGAAGATGGACGAAGCGTCCCGAAATGTTCTGAAGACTTACATCCGGAAGATCTGCGGGCAGATCTCCGAAGTCGACGACACGCAGTCGAAGATCGATGCAGAAGTCGAATCGTACCGGCAGGAACTGGAACTTGAAGCAAGTCAGGCGGACGAATCATCAGCTTCCGACACGCCTGCCGAAAATATGGCATAAAAATAAGCC